TGTATCAGTCAGATAATCGTTGATGATATATCCTTGAGGCAACATTCCCATTTGTCTCATGGCATTAGCATCGTTATCTGATGTTCCGACTCTTAGATTAGAGTTTAATATTCTCTCTGCGACAAACTGTAATTGTCTTGGAACAATTAACTTCATGCCTCTTAGAGCGATTATTAATCCTCTTTCATCTACGAATCCAGCGATCTTGATTAAAGCATCTTCTAAAGATGTCTCATTAAGGTCAGCTGCGACAGTTGGCTCGTTAGCAAACGTACCACCATTTGTTAATGGATGATCTGTTGCTAATAAAGCTACACCGTCACCACCAGCAGTTGCTCCAGCTGTAAACGCATTATTTAACACATTCGCTGCTTTCACTTGCTTAGTATGAGCCATGGATCTGGCAAGTGCTCTCGTATAACGAGCAGATAGCTTATCGTAAAGGTTATCCTCTACAGCTTCTTCTGTTATTGAAAACGCCATTGCGACAGTTTCATGGTTA